CCCTTTGTAACCGCCTCTCAATTAAACCGAGGTGCGTTTAATACAGCATCTCCTGGAATGGAAGGTATTTCAGAATCAATCGGCCTGGCTGCTACCTGTGATGTAATTTGTTCACTCTGGCAAGAAGATGAAGATAGAGAACTTGGCTTGATACATTTAGGAATGCAAAAAAACCGCTTTGGTGTTAACTACGGTCATTGCACGTTTAAATGCAAATACGAAACACTTACTCTATCTGAAGTCAACCCGGATCATTTTGCGCAAGAAAATACACAACAAGCGGTACAAGAGGCTGAAAATACTCTACAAAAATTAACAGAGCCAGAAACTTGATTATTGGTGCAGTGTGTAGTAAATAGTATATAACTGCATGTTTAATGAAAAAGTCTTAAATGACTTTAATTCCAGAAATGACCCACTCAAGCAAGTTTGTACTAAAGAGTATATACTTGGAGTGTTTCGTTTTGGTTCATATTTGTCTATTATACATAACAAACGCCTGAACCCGGCTGCTCTTTTTGTTACAATACTCGAAAATAAAGAAATCAGAGATTTGTTTATTGAAGTAACAAATTCAGAAAATATGCATGAAGCTTTACTTGGCCTCTTGCAACTTTACCCACCGCTACTAAAATCGAAAAATACTAAACGCCTGTTTAAGAAATCGATTAAAAAGTGATTATAGTCTTATACAAACTTACGACCTTTACGAGCTAAACTCATTTTTAGTTTTGTCTCTTTAGTATGTTTAAACCCTTTACGCGCCTCTCTTAATTTTCGTTTATGTTCTTCTGTAAACATCCTCCCTTTTTTAGCGGCACTAATTTTAGCTTTAGTTTCTTCAGATCTTTTACAACCCAAAGCGTATTTATTACCCTTTAATGCTTCACTAATTTTTTTTCTAGTTTTTAAAGAGAAACTCTTGCCGTACGTAGGAGATATAGCATATTTAGCAATATTATAACCGTTCTTTCCGAAGGGTTGTAATGTATTTAACCAGTACTGTTCTCTCTCTATTAAAACTTCTTTACTACAATATTCTAAAATTTTTTCTTCAAAGCTATCCCTGCCATGTTTTTGTACTGCTCTTTGTAACTTTGGACACTGACTTGTTGCAGAAAAATGACCAACTCTTCTATACCTGTAATTAACAGTTGAACCGATATAGATCTTACCAGAAGCCTTATGCTTTATTTGATATATACATGGACCACCTCGATAGCTTTTTAAAATGTCATTCATAATTATCTGGGCGGGACAACTCGAGTCATTCCGAGCTGGGTGCTGTAACACTCTAACCGCATTATTATTTATTAAAAAGTTGTTTAAAAATACAAAAGATATATTATATAAAGTATGACTCCTTTAGAGCAAAAAATTTTTAATAAGCATTTAATTGTATCTAGATCTCTTCGTAACAAACCTTTTAAACTCCGCCAAGATTTTACTAATTTTGATAACGACCCAAAGTACCTCTTTATTAAAAGATTAGTAGTGTTTTTTACAAAGTATCCGGATGTCTGTATGGATACATACTTTGTAGCCCCTTACAAACTCTACCCAGATGTACAATATTTTGATCTTTCCTATTTTGCTTCTCCAAGAGCTATTAAATGCTATACAATATATAAACAACAACTCTTTCAACAGTCCCCGGATCAGCAGAAAGAAGATATAAAAGAGTCTCTAATGTTTATTGTAAAGTATTGTTTGAAAAACGGCGTTCAGCTTCACGATTATATCTTTCATAAAGAAAAAAGTATTGAACCGGTTTGGACCTACCATGTCAAACATAACAAAATTAATCCGTATGTATTAATGGAGTTTCCTAATCTTTTTACTACAATATCACAAATGCCTGAAGATGAAAGAGAGTTTTTGCTTGGTAATTTTGGCAGAAATTATCACGAATATCGCACCCGCTACATGAATTCCAAAGAAGCTCGTAATTTTCTTTCTAAAGCTTTTTTACGCTTAAAACTTTTTGTAGACAAAAACTTGAACTCTACAAAACCTACAGTATAATAATAACACTATGACATTCACTAAAAATATGTTTAATGAAATTAAGGAGTCACTCTCTAACAAGAAAGAGTCTTCTTATCGAGAAATTATGAAATTCGAGCCGGGCAAGCAGTACGTTGTTCGTCTTATTCCAAACGTGCTTGATCCTAAGCGCACAATGTTCCATTACTACCATCATTCCTGGAACAGTCTTTGCACAGGTCAGTTCGTTACTACTCTCTGCCCTTCTACTTACGGAGAGCAATGCCCGATTGATCAGTATGTCTTAAAGACCTATAATACTGGTACTTCTGAAGAGAAGGCTAAGATCAAGCCTATCACTCGTAAAGAGAACTGGTTTGTTAATGCTTATGTTATCTCAGATCCTACTAATCCTGAGAACGAAGGTAAGGTTAAGGTTATCCGTTATGGCAAAGAGCTTGCCAAGATCATTAATTCCGCTATCGACGGAGATGATGCTGATGAATTCGGTGTTAAGATCTTTGACGTCGCAGAGGGCTGCTCACTTAAGATCAAGTCTGAATCTCGTGCTAATGGACCAGGCGCTCGTTCGTTTGTAACCTACACGGCTTCAAAGTTCACTTCGCCTTCTAAACTTGATGGTATGGATGCTAAGAAAGTTGATGCCCTCTATGAGTCTATTATTGAGTTGGATAAGATTATTAAGCCTAAGACTTATGCTGAATTACAGCGTATGATGGATCAACATTTCTTCTGTGTACAGGATGTTGTTTCCGTTGATGAAGAAGAGGATGATGTTCCTGCTCCTGCTAAGGTTACTGAAGCTAAGAAAAATGATGCCTTAGATTCTATCTTTGCCGGTATTAAGGAATCGGCCTCAACGACAGAGCCTTCTGTGTCAAAAGTTGAGGTACCAGAAGAGAAGCCTGCTACTGATGATACTGACGCTAAGCTTAAAGAACTCCTAGCTTCACTCTAATCTTATGTTAAGAAGTAATAAAAAGAAACTCCAATACGCTAATCATAACGTTGTTCATTCCTCAGAAGAGATTGAAGAACTTATTAATAACGGTGCAAAGGCCTACGAAGCATATCTCGATGCTCTAGGTTTTGATTGGCGCAACGACCCTAATAGCGCTGATACACCTCGTCGTGTAGCTAAGGCATTTGTCACTGACCTTGCTATGGGCTGCTATTCCGCACCTCCAAAAGTTACCGCTTTTGATAACGTTGATGGTTATGATGGTATGGTCTGTCAGAACAATATTAAAGTTGTCTCGATGTGCTCCCACCATCACGCACCATTCATGGGAGTGGCACACGTTGCTTATATCCCTGCCAAGAATGGTAAAGTGCTCGGTCTGTCAAAACTTAATCGTATTGTTGATTGGTTTGCTCGTAGACCTCAAGTGCAAGAAAATCTAACTATGCAGATTCATGAGCATATTGATCACGTATGTGAAAAGAATAAGGGTGTAGCTGTCTTAATTGAAGCTAACCACACTTGCTGCTCTAACCGCGGTATTAAACATGACTCAACAATGAGAACTGCTAGAATGTCTGGTGCTTTCTTAGATGAAAAAGATAACTCTAGGGCAGAGTTTTACAAGTTTGTGGAATTTGCTCAAAACAATAAGGGAGCGGTTTCGTAAGCTTATGATTACTGAGGAACAACTTGCAGCAGCCATTGTAGCTAAAATGGCCGGTAGTGAATTATCTAAAGTTGATAGTCAGACTATTCAACAGTCATCTACCGGTCCCGCTACAAGAATTGATCCAAAGAAGTTCTTAACTGGTATTCAGCAGCATCAAGAAAGTCAACAACAGCAGATAATTGCACAGGCTAATAGAGCCGCAGAGATGGCCTTCCCTATACATCAACAAGATCAACTACCTCTTGCACCTGCTGTACAGACTGTAGTTCCGTCACAGACCTCTACAAGTCAGGACCCTAATCAGCTTACGTTTGATTTTCTTGATGAAGCAACACAGAAAAAATCTCTTAAGCAGTTGGATTTAATTGTAGATTATCTATACTCTATTAATAACAAATTAGACAGGATACTCAACAAACAACGTGACTAATATACTCTCCTTTAATAAAGAAAGCTTTATACAGAAGTTTCTTACCCCTATAAGCAAGTTAGCGGATAATGTTTCTATTTC